TGGCCCACGGCAGCATGACCGCGTCGAGCGCGAGCGAGCCGACCGGCTTGCTCATGCCCTCGCCGACCCAGCCCGCCGACGTGATGCCGCCGGTCTGGCGCGTCAGTCGGATGTTGAACGGCACGCGACGCAGGCTCGGCAGTTGCCCGATGATGGTCGCCGGACGCAGCATCTCGATGAACTCGGACGCCATCGTCTGCGCGTAGGTCAGCACGCCAGCCCATGCGCTGTTGGTCGTGCTGCCCGGCGTGACCGCCGCGCGCTGCTGCATCATGAAGTTCTCGATGCTGCCGAAGTTGCCGGCGGCGCGGAAGAATTCGGCCAGTTGCGGCGTGGTGTCGCGCCAGTAGTTCCGCGCGATCTGCTCGGCCTGCATCATGTTGCCCTTGGACGCGATCAGCGCCATGACGTAGCGCGCGAACGCCGTGCCCTTGGGCACCTGCTTGTCGACCAGTTGGATCGACGGCACGCCCGGCGTGACCACCGTGCCCGCCTCGGCACCGGCGGCGGAATGCACCGGCCGCGCCGACGCGGCGATCAGCTTTTCCTGCGCGTCGAGCCGCGACAGGTGCGCGTTGACGGTCTCGGCCTCCGACTTGAACTTGTCGAAGGACTTCGTTTCCTCGTCGGTGAAGGTACGCTCCTCGGCCGACGCGCCGTCGACGAGGGACTGCATGGATGCGAGCGCCGCGTCGCGACGCGATTGCATGGTCGCCATCTGCTCGGCGATGTTCATGATCGGACTCCAGTGGTGGGTGGGTGTCTTACCGGGGATGGCGGTCGGCGACGCCCAACCGCAGCACCGCGATCTGTGCACGCGCTACGTCCAGCCCCGACGCGGACTGGAACAGCGCGCGGCGCACCGCGGGCGAGAAGTGACGAGCGAGCGACAGCGCGCTCGGGTTGGCAGGGATGCTGACGACGGAGTTCTCCAGCAACTCCTGCCCGATGAATTCGTAGCCGCCGGTCCACTTGTTGGTGACCGGGTCCTTGATCTCGTTCGGTTCCTTGGTCGGCTGGAAGCCGACGCTCACCGCCTTGAGGATTTTCTGATCGACCAGCCGCCGCACGGCATCGACGATCTCCGACGTGCCTTCGTCGGCGAAGCGGATGTCGGCGATCAGTTCCTTCCGCTGCTTGTCGATGCTGACCTCGGCGGTCCCGATGGGATCGCGCGCCGAGTGGCCGAACAGCACGATGGGATTCTTGCGGTAGTTCGACAGGTCCCAGCCCGACACGCGGATGACATCGCCGTAGCGGTCGATGGTTTCATCCGACGCGACCACGCGCATGCGGCCGTCGCCCTGTGACTCGGCGGCGCGGACCTCGCGGTACTGGATTCCCTTCGGGACGGTTCGCATGGAGTCGGCTCCGCTGCGAGCCGGACCCCAATCCGTCGCCCGTGATGACTGTCGCGTGAGTGGGGGCTTACCTGCTACCCGGTGGGCGCTTGTCGCGCTCGGAGGGTGGCGGTCGGCCGCGACTGTCAGGCATGGGCCGGGACACTACCGGTAGCGTTTGCCGGTGTCAAGGAAACAATGGATGGTTCCCGGTCGGTGGCGTCGAGGAACATCAGCCGACCCAGCGCCATCAGCGTCGCGATCAGCCCATCGATCTTGACCAGTGGATCCGCGCGATCCTTGCGCGGGAAGATGTTGCCCTTGAAATCCTCCTGCACCATCACGCAGCCGACGTTCCACGCCAGCACCGGATTGCCGGTGTGATGCAGTCGCCGCTCCAGCGCCAGCGCCTCGATCTCCTTCATCGGCGGCGAGAAGTTCTGGACCAGCGGCCGGTACTCGATCACCGACACGTCGGCATTCTCCAAGTTGCTCGCCATCATGCGCGCCTGCCACGGGTCGTACGCCACGTCGACCACGCGGTACGTCTGGTTGTCGTCGATCACGGTCGACTGGATCATCTCCAGATCGTTGACCTCGCCGGGCGATACGGTGATGTGGCCATCGGCGACCCAGCCGCCGTACGCATCGTTCTTCGCAATCGCGGCGTCGGGCAGGAAGAACTCGGGGAACAGGTAGTAATGCTGCACGCCGTCGATGGTGCGGCGAAACAATTTCACCTTCGCCGCCAAGTCGACCTTGGTCGCGAGGTCGAGACCGATGATGCATTCCTCACCGGCAAAATCGCCTATGTCGAGGGTGGCGTCCGCGCACGCATCCCAGACCTGCATGTTCATCCACAGCACCGACGTCGAGGTCCAGATGTTGAGGTGCTTCTGCTTGAATGCGTTCTGGCGCGCGGCCGACTGCTGCGCTTGCAGGCACAGGTTGGCGATGGCGTCCGGCATCACGCTGACGCCCCAATTCGGATTGGCCTTGATCCACGATTTCTTGTCGCGCCAGTCGTCGGTCTTGTCGATGGTGTAGATCACCGCGAAGAATTGCTCGTCGTCGATCTTCTGCTCCAGCAGCCGCGTGGCGTACTGCCACTGTTCGTAGCCGACGCTCGACTGATTCGACGCCGCGGTGGTGATGCCCAGCATGAGCGGTTGCGTGCGCTTGCCGGTGGCGGTTTGCAGCACGTCGAACACCTCGCCGTTCTTGTGCTGCGCCAGTTCGTCCAGCACGGCGAAGTGGACGTTCAGCCCGTCGAGCGAGGTGGCGTCGCGCGACAGCGGCCGGAACGTCGCGGCGTTTTCCTCCTGCACGATGGCGTGCGCCGCGACCATCACGCCATAGCGCCGGCGGAACTCCGGCGCGCGTTCGGCCATGCGCTGCGCGGTGTCGAACACCAGCCGCGCCTGCTGCCGCGTGACGGCGGCGGCGTAAACCTCGGCCCCGCCCTCGCCGTCGAGCGCGAGCATGTAGAGCGCCAGCGGCGCGGCGAGCGTGGTCTTGCCGTTGCCGCGTGGTACATAGCACAGGGCATAGCGGAAGCGCCGCGTGCCGGTCTCGCGGTTCACCCAGCCGAACGTCGACGCGATGATGAATCTCTGCCACGGCATCAGCACCAGCCGTTGTCGTGCACGCGGTCCCTTGATCTCGCGGAATAGCTGCAAGACCCGGCAGACCCGTTCCGCCTTCGCGAAGTCGAACGTGTAGGGCCAGTCGCCCTTACCGATCTTTTCGAGGTCGCGCTCATGGCGCTCGCACGCGAGCCGCACCATGCGACCGGCCGGAATCAATCCGGCGATCACGTCCCGTGCGTACTGGAACGCCGACGCGACGTTGTCGAATCCGGCCGCCGCCAGTTCGATCAGATCCTCGTCGAGGAACTGCGGCTTGCCCAGCGTGACCGGCAGCGTGGTCGGATTGACACGCGGCGGATTCAGTTCATCGGGGGTGGGCTGCGTCCACGGCCGTCGCTTCGCGACCCGTTGCTGCGCGGCCTCCAGCAGTTCGTTGCTGCGTGCCGGGTCCGACAGCAGCGCCTGTGCCTCGGCGGGCGTGGCCGGCTCGCGCCGACGCCGCTCGCGTCCGCGTCGATTCGATTCGATCTTCGCGGCGTGCGCTTCCTCGGGTGTCGCGTACTTGCGTCGACCGCCACGCTTGCGTGGCTCGATGTCATCAGTCGATGGCATCCCACGACGACGGACCACTCGGTCCGCTCCCCATCGGCGGCGCGTGCTTGAGTCGGCCTATCGGACTGAATCCGAGTTCGAACATGATGCGGCGTACGGTCTCGTCGTGCACCTTCGCCGCTTGGAAGTACGGCTGCAATGACGGCTTGCCCGAGGTCGGATGCTTCATCACCGGTCCGAATTCCTTCAGCTTCGCGAGCGCCTTGTCGCGCATCACGATCTGTCGAGCGAGCGTCGCGATCAGCAATCCGTCCGGTCGCCCGTGCACGATGGGGATCAGGAATTCCTTGCACAGGAAGTCGTACACGCGCTGCTCGTCGGCGTCGAGTTTCTCCCACGGTGGCAGCTTCGGTACCGGGTCGCGCGGCGAGACCTTGCTGTCGTCGCGCAGCTTCTGCGGATCATGCTGCGCCGTGCCGTTCAACAGCTTGAGGACCGTCGAGACACGTGCGCCACTAGCCACGCCGACCCCCGCGGATTCGTGGCAGCACCGGCCGCCCGCTCCCATCCGACTCGGCCAGCACCCGCGGGACGTGCGCGGGAAGCCCCGTCGCACCCCCAGATCGGGCCGTGGTGGCGCTCGGCGACGCGGCGGCACCCTCGGCCGCCCGGCGACGCTTGCGCCGCGCTGCGGCCCCGCTAGATGCCGCGCCGCGAGTCGGCTTCGAAGTGCCGCGTAGCGTCACCATGAATTGCGTCTAAGTCCTTGAATCGATTGACGAAAAGTCGGACGAAAACAAAAGCGGATCCGGCGGACTTTTGGCAAGTCCTTGATTTTTAACGACATTCCCCCCTCGGCCCTGCCCCCTTCAAGAGTTGGACCAGTTTGCATCACAGCAGTCCGAAACCGGGTTCATCCGACGAACGGGGTGGCCCGCTGACCCGGTTGCCGAAGCCGCCGTCGTGGCGTGCCGTCTTGCTGTCGTGGTGGACCTTGCACATGCTCTGGAGGTTGGCCGGGTCGAAGAACAGGTGCTGCTGTCCGCGATGCGGCGTGCGGTGATCCACCACCGTCGCCCGGTTCATGCATCCATGCACGCAGCAATCCGGATGCGCGTCGAGTTGCTGCGCACGCAGGGCGCGCCACGCCGATGTGCGATACAGCCGTCGGTTGGTGGTGCCACCACGTTCGCGCTCGTAAGCCCGTGCTGCCTGCGCTTCCTCGCGCAACGCACGCGGCTGTCGACCATAGACGGATGACTGCACCCGGTTACGCATCGCGACTCGGCACCCACTCCTGCCCGAACTGCGTCGAGCCACGCGAGCGCATGCGCTCGGGCATGCCGGCACGATCAGCGAGCCGCGCCACTTCCTCGTCGTCCATGCCAAGGCGTGACTGCATATCCTTCACGCTCACGCCCTCGGCCAGCATCGTGCGTACGATCTCGGCCATGGGTACCACACCGTGCACACCGCGCGCACGGTTATGCCGGATGGTGCTCATGCGCCTGTGCACGGGGTCCACGTCCACGGTGACGGTGGGCACCAGCCCGCCGTATAGCGCGTGCACGCGGGGATCACTCGACACCATGCAGCGGTGGAAGCCGTCGACAATCGTGCGGTCCGGCAGCACGACGATGGGCTGCGTGAAGCCATCCTCGACGATGCTCACAATGAGCAGTTCCAACTCCACCGGTGCCACGCAGTTCGGGTTGTAGTCGTTGGCCTTCAGCGTGCTGACCGGCACCCACTTGATCGTCGACACCGGCGCGCGGCTGACCCGTGAGTGGAGCGCCGGATCGATGCTGCCCTCGATCTCCGTCTGCATCATGCCCTCGTCCCTGCATCTGCATCTGCACCGATAGCGCCATCGCACGCCAGATGGCCATCACGCGCGCGCGCCTCGCGGCACAGCCCGCGCACTCGCGCACGCCTACCGCACGCGGAACATCGGCACGCTGATACCGCCGAACAGCAGCGACAGCAGCATGATGATCGCGATGATCGCCACGATGGCGCGTGCGACAGCACGGAACGGCGCGAATCCGGGGATCTGATCGATGGCCCACAGGACCAGCCACAGGATCAGACCGATGACGAGCAGCGTGACGAGCAGGCTGATGATGTCCATGGTCCCGATCTCCCGAAGTCGCGCCGTGATCAACGCGACGATGATGCTACTTGGGTTGTGCCTGCGGCGGGATCCAGACCACGACCGGTGCCGTGCCGCGACCGCCCCATGCGATGGCCGGCTTCGATCCCTGCGCCACGCCCGGCGGCAACTGCACCGGCTTGTTGGTGGGCATCGGGATGATCAGCACGGACCCCTCGGGCAATCCACCGCTGCCCGCATTCGGCGGCAGTGGCTGCGTCGATGGGCCGCCCGGCTGACCGGGGAGACCCTGCGACGGATGCCCACCTTGACCGGGCAGACCTTGATCCGGCCGCGCGGGTGCACCCGGCAGACCTTGCGACGGATACGTCGGCGAGCCGGGGAGACCCTGCGACGGGTGACCGCCGCCGCCCGGCAGACCTTGATCGGGTCGCGTCGGCATGCCGCCACCGAAGCCCGGCAGCGTCGGCAGTTGACCGATGCCCGGCAGGCCGTTGATCGGATGCGACGGCACCAGCGGCGGCAGGCCGGGCGTGGGTGGCAGTCCCTGATCCGGCAGGCCGGGCGGGTACACGATGGGATGGTCGGGGTAGCCGCCGCCGGGGATGTAGATCGGCTTCTCGGGCAGGTCCGGTCCACCCGCGCCGGGTGGGATCACGATGGGATGCGAAGGGCGGCCGCCGGAGCCGGGCAGTCCCTGATCGGGGTGCCCACCCTGACCGGGGAGACCTTGCGACGGATGCCCGCCGCCACCGGGGAGACCTTGCGACGGATAATTGCCGCCGCCGGGCAGTCCTTGATCGGGGTGCCCATAGCCGGGCAGTCCTTGGTCGGGACGACCGCCATAGCCGGGCGGCAATCCTTGATCGGGGTGACCTCCACCGAATACATCGGCGGGGACGAGCCATACGAGTTGCGGTCGCATGCAGGAATCTCCAGAGGGAAGGTTGATCGAATCGAGTCAGTAACGAGTCCCGACATCTGCGCCAAGTTGCGCAAGGGTCTCGGCCGGATTCTCACCGCGCTTGATCGCCATGTCCATCGCTTTCATGCGCAGGTTCTGCGCCTTGCGTCCCTTGGTGTCGCCGCGATTCGCCATCATGCTGATGAACTTCCACGACACCGCGGTGTGCGGATCGGGTGTCGCATCGGGGATCGGCGAGTTGGTTTTCTGCGCGTGCTGCGACATCACGTTGTCGATGGCTGCGGCAATTTTGCCCCTCATGGGTTGCGGCCACAGCTTGAGCAGTTGGAACGTCCACTCGCGATAGGTGAGACCGGGCGGCGGCTTCGTTTCGCCGAACGAGAACAGTTCGGTCTTGGCATAGCGCGCGCCGGTCGCCACGCCGTGGCATCGCTTCGACATCTTCGCCCACATCTCCGGCGCGATCATCTGGTACAGATGCAGCCCGGCGAGCGGTTCCTCGCCGAACGGTGGGCACACGCGCTGCTGATGCACCGACACGCCGGCCATATCGAACAGGTCGTACGTGCGGTTGTAGTCGTAGCCGTGCAACTGCGGGAAGAACCACACGTCGAGCGAGGTCCAATCGTAGATCGGGTAGGCGAGCGACACGTGACCGGCAATCGTGCCTTGCATGAGCCAGTTCTCATGCTCGCGATGCGACACCGACATCCGCCGACGCGGCGACTCCTGCGCGCGCAGCCCGAGAATCTGCGCCTGCGTTTCGCGCGGCGAATTCGGCTTCAGCGAGTACGGTCCGAGATCGGGCATCGGCGAGAACTTGGATGGCGCATCGCTGCGCAGCATCTCGGTCAGCGCGCACTCCGGCAGCGGAGCGCACCACAGATGCCGTTCGTCGGGATGCCACGGATGCCAATACGGCTGCGTGCGCGACGACGCATTGCGATGCTGCACCGGGATGCAGTACCAGATCAGCTTGACATCGGGGTTCTGCTGGACGCGACGCACATACTCGATGGTCGTCGGATAGATCGCTTCCTCGTCGTAGAACACCGCCTCGACCGGCAGGCGGCCGTGCGCGCGCGCGGCTTCGATGGCAAGGTGCAGGCAGACGGTCGAATCCTTGCCGCCGGAGAACATCACCGACACGCGGTCGAATCGGCGATAGAGCGCATCGACGCGCTCGCGCGCGGCGGTCAGTACATCGCGGTCGGTTGGCTTGCCTCGCAGTGCCCTCATGCGGCCATCCCTTCCATCTGCGCCAGCACCTCGGCCGCGCCGCGAATGTCGTACGGTGCCGCATCGCGCAGCACCTTCATCTCGATGCTCGCGACCACGCGCCAGTTCTCATGCATGTTGGCCGAACGGCGGAACGACGGCCACGGTGAATTGCCCCACACCTGTCCGAGCGGCGTCGTGTAGACCCATGGCATCGGAATACGGTGCTGATGCAGGAAGCCCCACACGTGGCCATCGCGCCAGTTGTAGATCGGATGGCACATCAGTACGTTGCCCTTCCGATAGATCGGTGCCTTGACGTTGTTGCCGTCCTGCTTGCGCCCGGTGATGATGACCTCGGCGTGCTGATGCGCGGCGTGCACTTCCATCGTCTTGCGTTGGCGCGCCTCGCACATCAGGTTGGTCGCCGCGGTGTCGCCGAACGGGAAGCACAGGCGTTGATGCTTCGCCAGCCAGTCCATGCCGAGCCTGTCGTAGTAGCGCACGTGCACGCCGAGCGACGTGGCCATCGCGCGAATGTCGGCCTTCTGCGCGTCGAAGTAGAACGACTCGTCGCAGCAGCCATCGACGATGCCGAGATCGCGCGCGAGCAGTCCCGCGACGAGTCCGTCCTTGCCGCCGGACCAGCCGACCACGGCACCACGGCCCATGGTCAGCGCCTCGCGGATGACGTTGCGTGCGCGCTCGACCATCTCGTCGGAGACCGGCAGCGCAGCGAACGTCTTGATCACGTGCGCGTGCCGAACTCGTACTCGACACCGACATCCGAGCGCGTGCGGATCGCGTCGAGGTTGCGCGCCGACGTGCCATCGACCAGCGTGCGATTGAGCATCGGATGATCCTCGTCGGTCGGCCCGAAATCCGAATCGGGATGGAACGCGATCACGCGCATCTCGGTCTTGTACGGCGTCTGGAACTTGTGCGGGCCATCGGTGTGGATGCAGAACAGCATGCCCGGCACGAGATCGATCTCGCGCTTGTCGGCCACGCAGCGACCGCGTCCCGATGCGACCATGCCGACACGTGCGCTCGGATGCGTGTGCATGGTCTGGTCGATGCCGGGCGGGAACTGCAACAGGTTGAGGCACGGCTCGCCGCGCCGCTGTGGCCCGATCAGCAGCGAGTCGGTGCAGCCGTCGATGTAGCGCAGGCGGCCCTTGGTCTCGACCGGCCCGCCGACGTGCAGCACGCCGCGATACTTGCGCCGGATCGCGATCATGCCCTCGCAGTCCTCCATCATGCCCTGCACGCTGACCGGGCCGGGTGACGAGAAGTACATACCCGGCAGCAGCATCATGGTCGGACCCTCGCGCACGGTGAGCAGCGCGCACCCCTTGTGCACATAGCCGTACATCGTGTCATCGTCATCGGGCACCAGTCGCGTGCCGCGGTCGACCCACGATGCGAGGTCGGTCGCGTACTTGCGGTCGACGTGATGCACGTCGAGGTTCGCCAGCGGGTAGGACGAGAATGCGACCTTGTTCATGTTAGCGCCCCAATAAAATCCAGCATGGCGGCCAGAGCATCACCAGAATTCGCGGCCCCGAATTGCGCGCGCGCCTTGACGAGCGCGTCGTACACGACCTGTCGATCAATCGCAGGTATGACGACCGCCAGCCGGACAGTCCGCTCGGACGGCTGATCGTCACGCGGCGAGTCGAACGACGCGGATTGCTCCGGTTCAACTTCGTGCATGCCCTGCAATTGGCTGCGCGCGACATCTTCATCCAGCCGCAGCATATCCAGTGCAGAGAAGCCGAGCAAGGCAGGATCGAATCCCTCGCCCGACAGGTCGGACAATTCCGCGGTGAGCAGTGCGGGGTCGAACATGGACAGCGACGCGAGTCGGTTGTCGGCGATCCGATACGCGCGCTGCTCGACCTCCGACATCCCGTCGATGCGGACCACCGGGACGTGGCCGCGCGGCAGGTGCGGGATCTCGCCGCCCTCTGCGTAAATCCGCGCAGCCGCTTCCAGCCGCCCATGACCGGCAAGAATGCCGAGTTGCGGCGTGACGAGGATCGGCTGCGGGAATCCGAACTCGCGCATCGAGTCGACCAGCCGGTCGATCTGCTCGGGCGGGTGCACGCGCGGGTTGTCGGCCGCCGGCCGCACCGTCGCGAGCGCCACATGCTCCACGCGGCTCATGCGTCGAGCGTGAAGCGACGGCAGGCACCGACCAGCGCCTGACCCGGCGACGCCGCGCCGGTGCGCTCCTGAAGCCGCGTGAGGTGCGCCAGCACGCCATCGCGCTGCGCGGGCGTGACGAGACAGGAGAACGTGAGCAGCGTGTACGGGTCCGGCCCGTTGACGATGGGCGGCCCGAACTCCACGTCGTCGCCGGGGCCGCCGGGCATCGGCTGCTCCTGCGTCAGCACGCGCAGTTCCTCGTCGTCGAAGCCCAGCGCCTCGGCTTCGAATCCGGCGGCGGTCAACTCGCGCAGCGCGGTCATCAGCGCGACATCGTCGAAGTGCGACAGCGCCGCCAGCTTGTTGTCGGCGATCCGGTAGGCGCGGATCTGCGCGGGCGTCAGATGCTCGACGGAGATAACCGGCACCTCGCCGCGTGCCACGCGCGGTATGTCGACGCCTGCGTCCCAGAGCGACTGCGCCGCAGCGATGCGCCCGTGCCCCGCGATCACGACGCAGTCGGCATCGACCAGCACCGGCGCGACGAAGCCGAAGCGCCGCAGCGAATCGGCCAGCCGCAGCAACTGCTCGGGCGGATGGCGGGTCGGGTTGCCCCGGTAGAGGGTCAGGTCGGAGACAGGCAGCAGCACCGGCGGGAGTAGAACACGGCGCGCACCGGTGCGCAACGGAACGCGCATGACCGGCGCATGACCCGCGTAGGCGTCTGGCACTTGCCACCCCTTGCGCGGCACTTGCCATGGACTTGTCGCGTTTCCGGTGGATTCGGCGACGGAAACATCACCGGCAGGAAGCGTCAACTCGTGCCAACTGGTACGTCCTCCATCACCGGCAAAATTACCGCGTCGGCCATGCACCACTCGAATCGTGAACGATGTGATGCATCACATGGGTCACTTCGAACACCCTACCTGCGCCTGTGCGGGCGCACCTATTTATAAAAGTATCATTCACATGGTTCACATGGTTCACATCCTTGATCTACAACGAGAATTTGCATGAACCATCGTGAGCCATGTGAACCACGCAGGGCATTATTCGCGCTCCCAATAATTCCCATCCCGCCCGTGACGCCTCACCCAGCCCAATTGCCGCAGCAGCCCGGCAATTCGCCGCGCGACGCCGGAACTCTGCCGCTCGACCGGGATATTCAGCGGGCGGTCCATCAGCTTGTGCACGTGCGCGACCGCCTCGCCCATCAGATGATCGTGCAGGGCATCTGCCCACGGATCCTCGACCATCCGCCCCGCCTGTTCCTCGGCCATCCGCGCCGGCAACTCCCACCAGCGCGCATCGTCGCCGCCCGCGCGGAACGCCACGACCGCCTCGGCGAATAGCTGATCGCGCACCTCGGCCAGCCCATCGGTGTCGATCATCCCGCAGCGAACCGGCCAGAATCGGCGGTTGCCCGTGGCATCGGTCAGGTACGAATCGTCGTTCGACGTGCCGACCAGCACGCAGCGCCGCGGCCGCCGCTCGACCGTGCGCCCGTACGATGGCCGGAACACGTCGACGGTCTCGGACAGGATCGACTTGATCGCATTCAGGTCGGACCGCGCGAACGATGCCAACTCGGCGACCTCGATGCACATGTTGCCCTGCAATTGCTGGCGGAAGTCCTTGGTGTTGAAGTCATGCTCCCACGACGCGACGTACGGATCGCCGAACAGCGTGCGCAGCGCCGTCGATTTGCGCGTGCCCTGCGCGCCCTCCAGCACGACCATCGCGTCGAACTTCGCGCCGGGGTTGAACTGCCGCGCGACCGCGGCGACCATCAGCTTGCGGAAGATCAGCCGCTCCAGTTGATCCTCGCCGACGCGCACGCCGAAGAAATCCTCGGCCATGCTGTTCAGGCGCTCGACGCCATCCCAGCGCAGTCGCGCCAGCCACTCGGTCCATGGGTCGTACGGGTTGTCGTGCGCCAGTCCGACCATCGCCTTGAACATCGTCGCGTCGCGGAAGTTCTGCCCGCCACTGATGCCGCCGACCATGCGCGTGAGCCGGATCGAATCGACCTCGGACAGCGGGTGCCGGTGATTCATCGGCAGCTTGGTCGACAGGTCGAGCCACAGTCGCCCGTTGAGCGTAGCGCGCGCGATCTGCGTGCAGTTGTAGAGCGAATTCGGATACGCGCCGTTGCGATGCTCCAGCACGCCGTCGAATGACGTGAGTCGCATCTCGGGCGAGTCCAGCACGGCCTGCGGCACCAGCACGCCGGTCATGAATCGCTCGCCGCGGTCGACCACCTCGGCGATCCGTTGCAACTCGGCGACGACCTCGGGCGGCGGATCAGCCGGCAGGACCGGCACGACCGGGGCGGCCCCGTAGTCGACGCTCGGCGTGTACTGCCCGGCCGACCGGGCGATGGTTCGCACCTCGTCCTCGGGCAGCGGCGGGACGCAGCGCGCCGCGTTTTCCGCCAATAGGGCCGCCAAAATGCCCTCTGGTGACACGCTGCGCCGCCGGAGCGCCGACCCTAGCGAGAACAGCCCGCGATTGCGCCCACCCTCGGCCAGCGCCCCCGCCACCGGGGCGGCGTCGGCGGCCGCAGGCGGCGGCCTGACGCTCGGGACGACCGCGGACGCATCCAGACCCGGCAACTCGTCCACGCACGCGCCGCGGGCCTCATACGCGGCGTACGGGGCACTCGCGACCCGCCCCCAGAAGTAGGTCTGCGCCGGGACGAACGACTCGGCCGCCAGCACGCCGCCCAGCGCGCCGTTGATCCGGCCCAGCAGCGCCAGCCGGGCGGCGGGTGGAGCCTCGGCGGCCAGCGGAGCCAGCACGCGCCAGCGGGGCGCGACCGCGCTGTGCGACGGCGTGGTGTAGACGAGCGCGGCCAGCCCGGCCATCGCGAGCAGTGCGATCGCATCCTCGGGATGGACCCGCCCGGCATCGTAGTCGCCCTCGACGCCGGACAACGCGATCATGTTGTCCTCATTGCGCAGGAAGCCGCGCAGTGAGCGCGCACTCCCGAACGCCGCCAACTTGATCAGCGGCATGACCTGCTTCGATGGGTAGGCGCGTGGCTCGCGCGCGCGCGCGACGATCTCGTCCCATGAACGCTCGGACGCGAGTGCGTCGCGGTCGCCGATGGAGCGGAAGAATGTGATCCGCATGAGCGGTTCCTCGTTACTGCGTGGATGGACCTGCGACCGCCACCGTTGCGGTGGCGGTGGACATCCCGAACGATCAGAACGGAATATCTTCGTCAGCGGCCGCGCCTGCGGTCGCGGGTGCAGCGGAGCGCGCCGCGCTCGTCGCGGCGGCGGGTCGAGCAGGACGGCTGTCGCCGTTGTCCTCCCGCGGATCGAACAGCGACAGCATGATCTTGTCGGCACCGGGTTTGAATGGCACGCCGGCCGGATTGAAGTGGCGCTCCAGCAGGATGAACACGTGGCCGTCGTCGCCCTTCATCGCGACGCCGACGTTCGCATAACGATTCTTCGTTGCACCGGATGCATCTTCATACGTGCCCGTGACGACAGCGACATCCTTGACCTTGCGGAAGGGCATTGATTCCTCGCGAGAAAGTTGGCGCGCACGCTTGCGCACCATCCCCGACAATAAGCCGGGCCGACGGGTGGCGCAAGGCGCAATCGATGCACAAACGCCGCACACGATATGCACAGCGTTGTGCACAGGCAGGAAGCGTCGCGCGAAGCGAGCGCGTACTCACATCGTACTGCCCGCGTACTGCCTTCGTACTGCGTTCGTGCTGACATGAAAAAGCCGCCCCGCGGGCGGCTCGATGGATCACCGGCAAAGTTGCCGGATCAGTCGGCGGCGAGGAACAGCGCGTACAGATCGCGCAGCGCCTTGTCGGCCAGCACCGGGAAGTAGTCGTCGGCGACCAGCGCGTCGAAGAAGTTGTCGATCATCGCATCGTCGGCCACATACGCGGACTCGCGGATGACGCGGACCATGTGCGCCACCTTCGTCGCGCTCCACACTTCGCACGCGTCGCTGTCCAGCGCCGCAACTGCATCTTCGAACTTGCTCATTTTCCCACTCCGGTATCGGCGCGGGCGACGCCCGCGCAACAGAGACATTCTCGCACGCCGCGCAAAAATGCGCAAGCCTTTTCGACCCCCGCCGACGAACGGCGCGCGCGACCGCTCGTCGGCGGCCCGGAAAACCGCTTGACGGACCGCGCAAAAAAGCGCAGACTTATCACTCCTGCGACGGACGCCCGCCGCTCAACTCCGAAAGGAAACCTGATGACCAGCACGCGATTCCACATCGAGCCAGCCGTTCTCCGCGCGATGGAGCCGTTCGTCGAAGCGCACTACAGCACGGACGTATGGAGCCTGCCCGAAACGAATTACCTCATGGGCCTGTTCCCGCACGACGAATTCGAGATCGGCGACTTCGTGAAGGCGCATCGCCGCACGCTCGCGCGCGTCGGCCCGGCCCTGATCGAACAGTGGACCGCCTACGCGGCCGCCTCCGCGAAGTAGCAGCGCCGCACGACCGCACAACGCCGCCTCACCGGGCGGCGTTGTGCATCGCGCTGACGGCCAGCGCCGCGGCGAGCGCCGCGCGCAGTCGCGCATTCTCGGCGCGCAGCGTCCGCATGCTCTCGGACCCGCGTCGGTTCATGACCGTGTACAGCCGCGCGTTGTCGGCGCGCAGCATCGCCACGACGCGATCCGCCTCGTCGAGATCGGCGGCCATCTGTGTGATCCACTCGCGCGCACGCTCGGCGAGTGTGACGCATTGTCGACACGCCCCCTCCTGCGCATCCTCGACGGTAATGCAGTCAGTGCACCGCACGACCGCGAGCGCGCTCACGATTTCACCTCGGCCGTCGCCTCGACCCACGCGAGCCACACGTCGTACGGATCGTGGCGCTTGAAGCGACCGCACGCGCGGATCGATTCCTCGCACGCCGCCTGCCACGCGCCATCCGGTAAATCTTCGAACGCGGACAGCAGTCCGTTCAGATACGCGATATCGAAGTTGCTGAGTAGACGCTTCGACATCACCAGCACCATCCCTCGCCGCATTCGGTGGTCCACATCACCAGCACCACGAATGCCAGCACGACGGCGAGCGACAGCCAGCCCACGGTGCCGAGCCGCAGCCGTCCCTCGTCGGTGATATGCAGCACGCCGGGCGAGCGGTCGCCGCGCGGCGTAACGTAGTGCCGCTCGTCGAATTCAGCCATCATCAATCTCCTGTGTCATTGGTAGAAGGTCCAGCGCGCCCACTCGGCGACATTCTCGTCGGCCGGCGGTACGCGAACGCATGGCGCACGCCACCAGCGCGCGACGGCCCGCAACATAGCACGCGCTTTTTTGAGCATGCAAGCCCCCACTTGACGCGCAGAAATGCGCAGGCTATACTTCACTTGTCGAGCCACCGGGCCGACGCCAACCAACGGAGATTCACAATGAACGAACAGAACATCAACGCCATCACGCCCGCCCTGCTGTTCATGGCCGAGAAGTACCGTGTCATCGGGACCATCGCCAACCGGTTCGACGACGGCGCGATTGTCGATGCCGCATCGACCGCGGAGCAGGCGGCCCGCCGCGTGGCCATGACCATCAGCCACGACGGCCTCACCTCGCGCGAAGATGCGACGACGGTGAATACCGCCATCGAAGGATGGCTGGACAACATGAATCGGCAACTCCAGACGCTCGCCGGCCGCGGCCAGATGCAGGACGCCGCGCTGGTCGAGCATCGTATCCGCGAACTGTACGCGGCGCAGCAAGCCGTGGAACTGCACGCCCGCGGCCTCGCCGAAACGGCCGCCGCATAACCGTACGCATCACGCCACGCGGCCCGCCTCGGCGGGCCGTTTTCGTTTCCCCCATCGCATCGGAGCGCGCGCATGAAGTACGTGGTTGTAGTCGAACAACGTGGCATCCATCAAGCCGTCGGTCCCTACGCGACCATGGCGCACGCGCGCCAGCACGCGACCGCATGGCACGGCGACGATGATCGCAAGTGCACCATCATGCCCATCGCCACGACCTACTCGTACGTCGTCGAGCATGCCAATGGGTTCGCCACGCGGGCCGCTGCGCGCCGCGCCGGAGCCGCCCCGGCCTCACCCCCGCCGGAGCCGCCGGAGCCGCCCGCGGCCGCCTGACGCCCCGCGCCGCCGGTGGCCGACGAACGGGGTTGACGGCCTGCGCAAAAAAGCGCAGCATAGGGACTTCGCTGCTCAACAACACCGGAAAGGAAGTCCCAATGTTCCACAATCACACCGGCCTGATCCTCACGCCGAAGTCCTGCGAAACGCTGACCGGCGCGCTGATCTGGCTGCGCGGCGAAGTCGGCGCAGTCTCCTGCACCGTCGAGGGCATCGAAGGCCGCCCGAGCGTGGGCCCGTCGCTGACGTTCAACGTGCTGCTGGACCGCAACGGTCTGGCGCGGAGGGCATAAGCATGACCGCCGAACGTATCGCCGCCCTGACCGCGGCACTCCCGTCGCTCGACGCTTCGTCGCGCACGTTCGCCGAATCGCTGCTGCGCCAGTACGCGCAGCGCGGCAACCTGACGGTGCGCCAGTGGCCGCACGTCGAGCGCCTGTGCGAACGTGCACAGCGTCCGGCCGGAGCGCCCGCCGCGCCCGTCGGCGAGTCGCTGCCGGAACCGAACGCCGACGCCCTGCGCGCGCGCCTCGCGGCCGCCGCGGCGCACGGCCTGCTGCGCCCGATGATCCGCGTCGGCACGATGCGCCTGTCGCTGCCGGGTCCGACCAGCCAGTACGCGAATCGCCCGGTGGTGTTCGTGCGCAACGCGAACACGTACGCG